CGCTTTTGTTATGCGTGTAATTTGAGTTCAAGTGCCTCTGTAAGCACTTGAGAGAAATTGAGGTTATTTTCTTCAGCTAAGTCATTAAGCCATTCTGGGATAGTGACATTTTTACGAACTTTTTTAGAATGATACTTACGCATGTAGGCGGCCATATCAATGCTAACAAGAGCGATATCGCTATCTGGATATTGCTCTTTTAATTCGTGGATTGGTGTTGCTTTTGGGTACTCTGAGTAATCTTCCAAAGCAAAACCTAGAACTTCTACAGCCATAGCGTGGGCTTCTTCAATATCTTTGCCCTGTGTAATAGCTCCAGGCACATCTGGAAAAGTGACAGTGATGTAACCATCGCTCGGTGTGAATACTGCTGGATATAATTTCATGATGTTCCTCCGTTTATATGAGTAGGCAAAAAGCCAAGTGGATTATTTTAATCCAGCTTGCTTTAAGATGGCATCCTCTGTTCCTTTGCTCAAATCTTTATTGTGCATTGGTACAGTTGTTTGATGACCTTTGTCATCTCGCATTTTGAGGTGGCTACCACGTTGACTAATTTCGTAGAAGCCATTCTTTTTTAGGTGCTTGACCATCTGTTTAGGTGTCATTGGCATTTTTGCTTCCCTCACTTTCTATACTTATATTATACACATGACAAAAGGCTTTGTCAACAGAAATACGCATAAAATACACACTTTTAAGGAGGTGATGGACATTGGGCTAAATCAACGGCAAAAGTTATTTGCGGATGAATACTTGATATCTGGTATAGCTTATAATGCAGCTCTAAAAGCTGGTTATTCCGAGAAATATGCTAAAGCAAGAAGTCATGATTTGTTGGAAAATGTCGGAATCAAGGCTTATATCGAAGAGCGGATGAAAGAGCTTGAAAAGAAAAAGATTGCAAAACAAGATGAAGTTATGCAAGTTTTTACTTCGATATTGAGGCAAGAGTTGATGGAAGAAGTCGTCGAGCTAAACGCCGTTACAGGTCGGTTCGTCAAGACTAAGAAGCCCCCGTCCATTTCTGAGGTCATTAAAGCTGGTAGCGAACTTATGAAACGCTATCCAACCGCTAAGCAAGCTGAGAAATTGCAACTTGAGATCGAAAAACTCAAATCTCAAGTTGGTGGTGATGAAGGGCAAGATGAAAAAATTGCTGGTTTCCTCGATATTATCAAAGGAGCTGTGAGCGATGGACTTGAGTAAGCTCTATACCAAACGGCAATTGGATGTGTTGCACTATATCTGGAACCACGACTGGTTTATATGCGGTCTTCATGGCGCTAAACGTGCTGGTAAGACAGTAGTTAACAATGATACGTTTGTAACTGAACTGAGCCGTGTTAGAAAGATTGCTGATCGTCTAGGCGTGGATGAGCCTATCTATATCTTAGCGGGCACGTCGTCAACGTCGATACAGAATAACGTGTTGCAAGAACTTTACAACAAATATGGATTTGAGCCAAAATACGATAAGCATGGCTCTTTCGTTTTTTGCGGTGTAAAAGTCGTGCAAGTATACACTGGCTCTATATCTGGGCTTAAGCGTGCCCGTGGTTTTACGGCTTTCGGAGCTTACGTCAATGAAGCGTCACTAGCGAATGAGGTAGTTTTCAAAGAAATCATCTCACGGTGTTCGGGCGAGGGTGCTCGTGTGGTGTGGGATAGTAACCCAGACAACCCAAACCATTGGCTTAACCGAGACTACATTGGCAAGAATGACGGCAAGATTATAGATTTTAGTTTCAAGCTCGATGATAACACTTTCTTGTCGAAACGCTATATCGATTCTATTAAGGCGGCTACGCCACAGGGGAAATTCTACGATAGAGATATTTTGGGTAAACACTTGCCCCGCTGTTGAGTGATCAGCAGATGAAAAACTGGGTTAAAATTGGAAGGCTAAGTTTTGCAAAACGCACTTTAATATAGTATAGTATAAGATATACTAGGAGTGCGGACATGGGTTTAAAGATATATTCAATCACAAATAAAATTAACAATAAGAAGTATATTGGCGTTACAAAAGATTTAGATACGAGAAAAAGAAAGCATTTTTGGGAGTTAAAAAACAATAGACACTCAAACGAAAAACTCCAAAGAGATTACAATGTTTTTGGGGCTTCTGCTTTCGAGGTCGAAATTCTAGAAGAATTAAAATACGCCACCAAAAAAGAAGGTTTTAAAAAAGAAGTTTTCTACATTGGGAAATATAATTCTTGCGATGATGGCTATAATATGAGCTACGGTGCTGACGGAAGTAACTTGTCACAGATAACCGACGATACTCGAGAGAAACATCGTCAAGAAATGTTGGGCAATACTTACTGGCTTGGAAGAAAGCACACCGAGGAAACCAAAAAGAAAATCGGTGATGTACATCGTGGAAAAACAGTTAAAGCTTCTACTAGAAAAAAACTATCTGAAAAAGCTAAGGAAAAAACTGGAGAAAAAAATCCATTTTATGGCAAACAGCACACAGATGGAACGAAGCAAAAACTTAGGGAAGCACGAAGTAAAAAATGTCGATGTATTGAGACAGGTGTTGTCTATAACTCTGTCAAAGAATGTGCTGAAAAAATGGGGATTCCGAAAGCTCGAACTCATATTAATCAAGTTTGTTTAGGGAAAGCTAGACAAACACACGGATATACTTTTGAATTTGTAGAATAAGCTAATCAATTACCACTACTGGCAGAAATGTCAGTAAGGTTTAACGACTAGATAAAGTAAGCTAAGTTGAATCGGCATGAGATCATGACCGGTTTTTAATATGCCTAAATATCCACGAAATCCAGCTCTCTTAACAAGAGATGAAGAGATAGTCTGAACTTATGGGAAACCATAAGAAGCAGGGGATAAAGAGCCCTTGCGGTAACAAATAATGAAGTGGACGGTTGCGGAAGGCGCTATCTACGCCGATTACGACAGTAAGATACACGTAGTTGATGAGTTACCAGACATGAAACGTTATTTTGCAGGGATTGACTGGGGATATACTCACTACGGATCTATCGTGGTAGTCGGTGAAGGTGTGGATGGCAACTACTACCTTATCGATGGCGTAGCAGCGCAATTCAAAGAGATAGATTGGTGGGTAGAGCAAGCTAGGAAACTGACTAATATCTATGGAAACATTCCATTCTATGCCGATAGTGCCCGTCCAGAGCACGTAGCACGATTTGACAATGAGGGTTTTGATATCAGTAATGCTAATAAGTCAGTGATTGCTGGCATCGAACTTATCGCTAAGCTGTTCAAAGAACAAAGATTATACGTTAAGCGAGGCTTTGTACCTCGCTTTTTTGATGAGATATTCCAGTATCGGTGGAAAGAGAACAGCACAAAAGACGAGCCGTTAAAAGAGTTTGATGATGTGCTGGATAGTGTGAGATATGCTCTCTATTCAGACTATGTTGTTAACAGCACAGAGCGAGCAAGCTATGATGATTTGATAGATATGTTTAGTTAAGGAGGAAGAATGGAACAGACAGTATTTGTCGACAGTACCGGACAATCGCATGTTTTGAATCTGCGATTTCATCGAGAATCACGCACAAAGTACCGCGCTAAAAGTGTTGATGACTTAAAGAAAGATAACTGGGCATTGCTCAAGAATTTTATTAACCATCACAAGTTGCGTCAACGTCCCAGAATTCAGGAGTTGTTTGATTATGCCAGAGGGGATAATCACAGTGTTCTTGAAGCTGGAAGGCGTAAGGATAAAGAGATGTCCGACAAACGTGCCGTCCACAACTATGGACGCATGATTAGTAAGTTTAAAACGGGATATCTAGCTGGTAATCCTATTCGGGTTGAATATGATGACAGTGTTAGCGGTTCGCAAAATGACGAAGCTATTAAGGAAATTGGACGAAACAATGACATTGATACGCTGAACCGAAATCTTATTCGAGATTTGTCGCAAGTTGGACGTGCTTACGAGCTGATTTATCGAAGTGAGGACGACCAGACACGAATTAAACAGTTAAGCCCTCTTAATACGTTTATCATTTATGACAATTCGCTCGAAGACAATTCATTAGTAGCAGTTAGATACTACAGTGCTGATTTATTCTCTGACGCACATCAAACCGTTGAAGTATACACTTCGACAAATATTCACGTCTTGGACTACTCAGAAGATCTAAAAGAGGTTTCTGTCACCGCTCACGCATTTGGCACCGTCCCAATCACGGAATATTTGAACAACACTGATGGCATTGGCGATTATGAAACCGAGCTTTACTTAATCGACTTATATGATTCAGCCGAATCTGATACTGCCAATCATATGTCTGACATGGCTGACGCTATCCTTGCCATCTATGGCGATATGAGATTACCTGCAAACATGAAGCCAGAAGACATGAAAGCTAAGCGCTTAATGCAATTGGTTCCCCCGAAGGCTGCGGATGGCAAGGAAGGGACGGTTAAGGCTGAATATCTAACCAAGTCTTACGATGTGTCTGGTGTCGAAGCGTACAAGACTAGGCTGGATAAAGATATCCACACTTTCACTAACACTCCCGACATAGCTGATGAGAACTTTTCAGGCAACACGTCCGGCGAGGCAATGAAGTACAAACTGTTCGGGCTTGACCAAGACCGCATTGAGACTCAATCGCAATTTACAAAGGGTTTGAAGCGTCGATATCGTTTGGCTAGCCGTGTGGGTGAGTTGGTCAAAGAATTCAAAGCGTTTGATGAAAACTTCTTGAGAATAACATTCACACCAAACTTACCGAAATCACTATCCGAGCAAGTATCTATTTTGACTGGTCTTGGTGGTCAAGTGTCACAAGAAACTGCTCTTAGCTTATCTGGTTTGGTCGAGAGCCCAGCCGAGGAACTCGACAGAGTGGATAAAGAGGTGTCTAAAATCGATTTTAAGGGGTATTCTAGCGAGTTTAACGGGCAAGTGGGTAAATATGCCGACGACGATGAAGGAGAAACGCATACGAGCGATTCTGTGAGGTCTGATGAATGACATACTGGTCAGAACGTGCTCAGAAAGAACGAGAAGCGAGCAATAAAAAGGGTGAAGCTGAGTTTAAGAAAGAACTTGAAGCACTATATAATTTGCAACTTTCACAGTTGCGCAAAGAACTAGATGCTTATATCCAAAATTTCGCTGACAAAAACGGATTAACCGCTAGTGATGCGAAACGAAGAGCAGATAGTTTTGATATCAAGGCTTTTGAAGCTAAAGCCAAGCAGTATGTAGCTGACAAAGATTTTAGTCCGAAGGCAAACAAGGAACTTCGAGATTACAATTTTTCTATGTCTGTTGGTCGTCAAGAGCTTCTTATCCAAGAGTTAGAACTCGAACTATTGGTTTTATCTGAAGGCGAACGTCAATTAACTAACGATTATCTGACGAATGGTTATAAGAGCGAAATTGCAAGAGGAAGCCTGCTTGATCAGACGGTGCCTAACAAGAAAACACTTGAAAAGTACATGACGACGGCTGTTAACGCTAATTTCGAAGGTGCTAAATGGTCGGAGCGTATCTGGAAGAGACAGGAACAGTTGCGCAATTTGGTTAAAACGGAAGTGACCAGAGCTCTTGTTCGAGGAGAGAACGGTATAACCATCGCTCAGAGAATCCGTAAATACATGGATGTCTCTCGCACTGACGCTGAACGATTGGCAATCACGGAACATGCTAGAGTTCAGACACTAGCCCAGCAAGATATCATGAAAGAGAATGGCTTCGAGTATTTCAAACTCATGCCAGAATCGAGGGCTTGCGATTATTGCAAACAAGTTGGTCGTGATACCGAGAGGGAACCCGTCCCGGTTGATAAAATGGAGAGCGGGCTAAACGCCCCGCCGATGCACCCGTACTGCCGTTGTGCGGTTGCCGAGGTGGATGTAGAAGATAGCTCTTACTGATCCAGATAAAATAATCGGATTAATGAAATAAATAATTAAAGTCGTAGCAATACGGCTTTTTCTTATGCGCTGATAGCCGTGCTAGACAAGGGGCTTGGGGGTTCGATTCCTCGTCAGCGCATAGGGCTAATTTAAGCCCTAAATAAACAATACTAGCGTGGCTCGTGGGTAAACACCCTAGACAAGACTAGAGATGGCGTAGCTCGCCTTATCGTGGCTTAGAAAGGGTGTTCTTTACGAGACTAGGTAGGAGGAAACTATGGAACAAGATAACACTATCGA